TCACAAGTTCCTTTAAAAAGATGATTAGAGAAAACAGCAGCTACACTTTTAACATCAGATTTATTTTTTAAAATATCTAGTTGTTCCTGGAATGTTTTTAAAACAAAATCTAGTGAGTTATTTTTTAATAGCTCTAAAACTTTAACTTCATGTTTCTTAGAAAAATCAATTCCATTTTCTTTAAACCATTGTTTTATCTTTTTTAAATCATCATTCTTCTCATCTCTCTTTATATTTTTTATATTATTTAAAATATTATGATCATGATTATATGATTCTATCTCTATGTCTTTCTCTATCTCTTGTCGGACAATGTCCACTTTGTTTAAGACAATGTCCTTTTCATTTTGGACATTGTCCTCATTATGTCCTTTATTTGTCTTAGAAGTTTCTAATAATAGATTTTTTTCTTTTACTTCTAATGATTTTCTATAATTTCTTTTTTTAGTTGCCCATTCGCTTTCAGATCCAGTCATACTTTCAACAGCAATCATATACAATGCACCATCATCAAGTTTTTCCATTAATCCTAATTTTATAAAAATATCAATGGCAACTCTTACAGTATCAACTACAACCCCAGTAATGTTTGCTAACATATCAGGAGTATATGGAATAATATCTTTAAAGATTAGTCTTCCATCAGTTTTTAATGATTTACAAAGTAATTTTAAGTAAAAGTTTGAATAGACAACACCATTAGGCATTGATTCAATTATTTTTATTTCATCTGACTCAAAGAAATCTTCTTGTAATTTAAGCCAGTAATATCTTTTTGCCATAGGAAGCTCCTTAATTTATTTTTAATCTTTCAAGTTCTTCAATAATTTCATCTAATTTTTCTTCAGTTTCTCTTTGTGATAATCTAGCAAGAAACATATCTTTAAAAAAATCTGCTCCTACTCCATTTTTCCAACCTTTACTATGTATGCTCACTTCAAAAAGTTCACAATGTCCTGAAAAACGAATAAACACAGTATTTTTTTCTTTTCTATTAACTTCAAATCCTAATTCCATTATTTTTAACATTTTTTCTTTAACTGTTCTATTTAACATTTTGAATCCCCCTAGTCTTTTAAAATATCTTTCAAAGTATAAATTTCAACTCTTTTAGTACTGATATATTTCCATAATTCTTCATCATCAATACCATTATCAAGTTTTGTTTGGTATTCTTTTAGAGCTTCTTTTCTTAATTTATCTAATGCTGCAATTCTAGATTCTACATATTGTTTTGTTTTCATTATTACTCCTTATTTTGCCATTCCTTTATATAGTTTTTCCAATGAAGCAATGGCTTCATCTATTTTTGAATGTTCTGATTTTTCAATGATATTTTTAATTTTGTTATACCAATTTTTAGCCTTTTCTTTATTGCTATAATGACTAAAATCTACTCCTAGAAAATCAAGTTGAGGTTTTCCTCCTAGCTCAACTAAGAAAAATATGTATTTAGAAGTTTCATCTTTGAAATATAAATTACTTTCCATTTTCAACCCCCATTTCTTTCTTAATTTCATTAATAAATCTAGCATCAATATTCAATGCACAAGGTTCAATATTAAAATTTTCTGGGAACTCTGAATAATTTAATTCAATTTCATTTTTAGCAGCTTGCAAAGTGGTGAAAGCTGAAAGAATTATTTTATCTTCATTTGTGATAATATAGATTGTCCTAATCATTTTTATCACCAGCAATCTTACAAGCATATCCCATTTTTTGTAGCTCTTCCTTGATTTCTAAAAGTTGGACATCTCCAAATCTTTCAATTAGATCATTCAATTCTTTTAAACTCATAAATTTTTCCTCCTCTTTGAGAGAAAAAAAACTTGTAAAATATAGGAAAATATGTTATAATTAAGCATAAGTCAAATAGGTGTTTGTTAAAAACTAAGTGTTTTTTCATTCACTATTCAATTAAAAGGGTTTCTTGGCGGTTGCCCTTTTTTCTTTTGCTCTTATTCATCTTGCATTACTTTTCCTGCTATCATACCTAATTCAAAGTATTCATCTTTTATATTTTCAGTTACTATAAAAAATAATTTTTGAAGTTCTTCAAATTCTTCATCAGTTAATTTTTCTTCCAAACAACTGATTTTTTTTATAGTATTTTCAATATTAGTGTTAGAATTTGTATTTATATAGCCTTTTTCTTTTAATGCTTCAATAAATTTAACTATTTTCTTATTCTCCGTATTTTTCTCCTCCTAAAATAAATTTTAAAAATTTTTAAAAATATTTAAGTTAGTTGTTTTATATAACTTATATATTTTTTTATACTATTAGTTAGCTAAATAATAACACTAATCATATAAGAAGTCAAATGATTTTTTAAATTAGTTATATGTTTTAACTTGTTATATAGCTTTTTCAATGCTATAATTATGTAAAAGTTAAAATATAAAAGGTGGTGATTTAATGTTAAAAAATCATTTGTCAAAATTAATGGGAGAAAAAAGATACTCTATTGTTGAAGTTTCCAGAAAAACAGGATTAACAACTTCAACTATTTCTAATCTTTATAATGATAAAGTTAAAAGATTAGATTTTGATACTCTTGAAAAATTGTGTAAATTATTAAACTGTAATACACAAGATATTCTTGAATATATTCCAGATGAAACCTAAGAATAGTTTAATCTTTCAGTAGTACAGTCCATAAGTTATGAAGAACTTTGGGGAAAGTTGCTTATGAACCATACTACTTAAAGATTAATTATTTTTTATTTGAGGGGGTTTTTATTATGTATATTACTGAAGATGGTAGAACCTATAATTTAAAGTCTGCTATTTGTAAAAAAGGACATTTACAGATATCTACATTACAACCTGAACAAAAATGTTCAATTGATTTTTGTCAAGAATGTGGTTCAGAAATAATTGATTGCTGTCCTCATTGCAATTTTATGATTATAGGAGGAATTGCAAAAGAAAAATATGTATTAAGCAATCTTATTACTGGAGAGAGAGATAGAAGAATTACTTTTTATAAAAAAGATTATGTTCCCAGCTACTGCCCTCATTGTGGTAAACCATATCCATGGGTAGAGAATTTCTTAAAAGAATATAAAGAAATTCTTGAATTTCAATTAGAAGAAAGTGAAAAAGAACTTCGGGATAAAATTTATACTGCAACAGAAGAATTTATAAAAAGTAATTGTGATATAAAGTCTGTTGCAGCACAAAAATTAAAAGTTTTTTTTACAAAAGTTAGTACTCTATCAAGAGAAATTTTTGTAAATTCTTTGGTCTCATATGGAACAGATCAGATTAAAGATTTCTTTTTATAGTTTCTATTTCTTCATTTATAATTTTTGCTATTTTTTGACCTATAAAAAATAAAAAAATAATATAAAATAAAAAATTTACAATTATTGAAATAATAATAATAGCTAAAAATAGTAATAAAAATAATTCCATTTTCTCACCTCATCAAACTTTAATTTCTCAATAGTACAGTTCATAGATAAAAAGTTGAGGGGTAGGGAAAAATCTATGAACCATACAATTCAAAAATTAATTATTCATTTTTAAGGGGGTATTTCATGAAAAAACTTATATTATCTTTATTTCTTCTTTTAACTGTACTTTCTTTTGCTGAAATTGTGTATATTACACCAACTGGGAAGAAGTACCATGCTACTAAAACTTGTAAAGGTTTAGTAAGAGCAAAGAAGATTATTCCTATTGAAAGGAAAGAGGCAGAAGCCAAAGGATATAAACCTTGTAAACATTCTTATGGAGGATAGTTTTAGTAAAAGGCTCGTAAAATCATACGAGCCATATTTTTTATTTTTTTTCTTTACCATAGAGGAAACCAATTTCTAAAAATTCATTTTTTGAGCTTTCAACAGCTTCATTAAAAAGTGTTTCCAGCTTTTGTTTTTCTTCAATAGAAATTTTTAGACTATTTATAAATTTTTTAAATTTTTCATCAATTTCCCCTGCTTTTGATTTAAATAGTCCTTTTGTTTCCAGCTCTTCCAAAAAATTAATAAGATTAATATCCATAGTGTTTCCCCCTTTATAAAATAAATATAGTTAGTAATTTTAATTAATTTTATTAACTTTTGAATAATTTTTAAAACGATTAAATTAAAATATTAAAATTTATAAACTATTTAATTAATACTATAATACAAAATTAAAAGTTGTCAAGTATTTTTTTTAGTGATATACTAAGTTATTAAAATAAAGTTATTAGTTAATTATTTAATCCAACTAAAAAGAAAGGAGTTAGGATGAGAACAACTAGTGAAATTTTAAAAGAATTTAGAAAAAGTAGAGAAATGACTGCTGCAATGATGGCTGAAAAATTAGGAATATCGGCTGTGACTATGTCTGCTATAGATGTTGGTAGGAAAAAGCTCTCTGAACAAATGCTTGATAAACTTGAAACTATGTTACCTAAAGATGACTTTATAGATTTATTAAAATCTGAAAAAGAAATGAACCTACCTTCTTTTCTACAAAAAAAGTTTGAAAAATATAATATCCAGTCAGAATCAATAACTGATACTACAAACATATCAGAAGTATCAGAAGAGGGGAAAAGAAAGATCTATGATTTTATAGAGCTTGTAAAAACTGCTGAAAGGGCAAGAAATAACAGAGAAACTGTTAATATTACAAATCTATCTGCTGAAAATAAAGAAAAAGCAAGGGAGTATATAGAATTATTAGAAATTAAACAAGAAAAAAAATAAATTTTTAGGAGGGTGTTTTATATGAAAAAGTTTTTAAAGTTTGTTTTAATTGGGATGTCTGTATTGTTTTTAGTTAGTTGTGGAAAACCAGATTCACAAAAAGCTTTTGAAAGTAGCTTTAAACTGTTAGCATCAGAATTGGAGAAACAAGTCCCTAATAATGATCCAGTATCTAAGTCTTTTGCAAAAGCAATAAAAAAAGCAACATATAAAGTTAATAAAGTTACTGAAAATGGTGATACTGCTGACATTGATGTAACTATTAAAGGTATTAATATTCCAGGATATATGGGAGAATTAATGTCTTCAGTTATGCCTTTAGCTATGTCAGGTGCTCCAGAATCTGCACTAGATGCAGCAGCAACTAAGTTTTTTGATGACTTATTTAAAAGAACAGATTTATCTTATATTGAAAAAAATTTAATTGTTAAAATGCAGAAAGAAAATGGAGAATGGAAAATAGTAAATTTTTCAGAAGTACTTGGAGCAGCTCTTGGTGGATTAGATAAATTATTTGAAGATGAAGGAACTGAAAATAATTCTAATTAATTTTTAAAATAATTATACTTGCATAAAATAGGACTTTTTAAAGAGGTCCTATTTTTTATTTAAAAAATTCTCTTGACTTTTAAAAAAAATAAGTTATCATTATAAATAAATTAGTTTAATAAATTTAAGTAATAAATTTAAAATTTGAAAAGGAGTTTTTTATGAATGCTTATGATCCTTACAGGTATTACATAAAAATAAGAGATGGAACTATAATTATAGATGAAAAAGAATATCCTAATATTATTGAAAAGCGTTGTTTTTATAATAAAGCTGCTTTTAAAAAAAGTTTCAAAGAACTTTCTGAAAAGTATAAAGAAAATCAAATAACGACATACCAGAATATCAGAGGCAGGTGGTATGAATGTCCAAAACCAAATATTTAAATAATAAAGAAATTGGGCGTAGTTATTGTAGCTGTGGGAATTACTTATATTCAGATACTGAAAAAAGAATAAAAGTTGCTAGTAGAAATCAAGTTACTTATTATTTTGAAGAAAAGTGTTTAGAAATAAATTGCTCACATTGCAATAAAAGCACAAAAGTGAAGTTATAGAATGTATGGATTAGATAGAGCAGGCATTTATACTGAAGTAGAAACAGAAATTCTATATGTCAAAGAAAGACTTGAAAAATTATTTCCAAACTCGTATTCAGAAAGCCTTTCAAAAGAAACAACTAATTATGAAATTAATAAGAAAAACATAAATAAAATAAAGTTAGAGAAAAAACACTTCAGTACACTTATTAGGATTGACTTCTCATATCCACGATTTTTTGAAGAGAATAATATTGTACCTCTAACAGATGAATTAAAAAAAATAATAGTAGAAGAAAATTTAACACATTTAATTAATCAAATAATTGATTATAAAATAAGTTCTGATGATTTATATTATGATTTCTTTGAATTCACTATTCAAGAAAATGTAAAAAATTTTTATAAGTATCACAATATAATTGCAATGTTTTATAAAGGACTTACTAGAAAATACAAAGATTTAGACAAAGTCCAATATTACAATTTTTCAAAATCTGATAACCAGTTTTACACAACTGGATTTATCTTTCAACCTTTTCAAGGGTGGAAGATACGCCTATATAGTAAAGGACATGAAAATAATAAAAATAATTTACAAAAAGTAAAAGGTGCTATTTTAAGATTAGAGCATAGATTAACAAAAAAAATTATTATAAAAAATTTCAACACGAATAAGATTAAAAATATTACAATACAGTCTATTGCAAACTGTATTAATAAAAATATCTCAAAAAATTTAGCTGATATTTTAATAGCTGAAATAAATTTATCTAAAGAAATTCTTGAAAAAAAATTTAAAGGATTTAGATGCAATGAACTAAATTCATTAGTTAGAGATAATCTTGAATGGATTTTAGATGAAAAAATAATTGATGATATTATCACCAACTTGACAACAAGATCATATTCAAGAGTCAAAGTTTATAGACAAAAAGTAAGAGAAATCTTACTCACTTCACAATCTCAAGCTTCACCAAAAAGAGATTTTTTTGGTAACATTGAAAGACTTGAGGTATTCTTCAACAATCTAATTCTTGCAAATATCAAAGTTAAATGTAACACAAAAAAACATTTAACATTTCTTTGTCAAAAATGGACTGAAAAAACAAGCCATTTTTAAGACTAAAAAAACAAATTCCCTTTTAAAATCAATAGTTTTTTAAAGATATGTATTTACTCTATAACAATAGATAGCATCCCAATCCTGAAACTGAAAAGTAAATTTATATATTTTTTATGCAATAAGAAAAAAACAATTTGAAACCAGGAGAGAGCTATGAATGAAATAATAGAATTGAATTTACTTAGAGAAGTAGCAAATAATCCAAGGGTTAGTACTACTGAACAAGTAGAAATATATAAGAATATTCTTCAAAGATTTGGGAATATCATTCCAGTTATCATTGATGAAAATAACTATGTGATAAGTGATTATGCAAAAGTAAAAGCTGCAATAAAACTTGGAATGAAAGAAATTAATTGTATTAGAATTAATAATCTTTCAGAAAATGAGATTCAAACAATAAGAATAGCAGAAACAAGAGCAATAGAACTTGGTAAATGGGATTATCAAAAATTGTTTGATGAACTTTCAAAAATTGGAGAAGATTTTAAATTAACAGGTTTTGATTTAGATGAAATATTGGAGCAATTACCAGCAGAAGTGCTAGATATTAATGGAATTGATGAAATAGATGTTCCTGAAATTCAAGAAGAAACATTTACAAAACAACAAGATATTTGGTTACTTGGAAATCATCGTTTAATGTGTGGAGATTCTACAAAATTGGAAGATGTTAAAAAATTAGTAAACAATGAAGTTATTGATTTATTAGTAACTGACCCACCATACAATGTTGATTATCAAGCAGCAAATGGACAAAAAATAAAAAATGACAATATGAATAGTGAAAACTTTTATAGCTTTTTATTAGCTTTTTACAAAAATGCTTATGAAGTGATGAGAGCAGGAGCAGGATTTTATATATTTCATGCAGACTCTGAAACAAAAGCATTTCGTGGAGCATTAGCAGATGCTGGTTTTAAAATTTCTCAATGTCTGATTTGGGTTAAAAATCAGTTTATACTTTCTAGGCAAGATTATAACTGGAAGCATGAGCCTTGCCTTTATGGTTGGAAAGAAGGAGTAAAACACTTTTTTATAAGAAATTTTACTCAGGATACAATTCAAGAAATTTATTCAAAAACCGAAAATATGTCAAAAAAAGAATTACAGGAAACTTTAAAAAATATTTTAGAAGAGTATACAACAATTATCAGAGAAAATAAGCCATTAAGAAATGATATTCATCCAACAATGAAACCAATAAAGCTTATATCAAAGTTAATACATAATTCAAGCAAAGAAAATTGGAATGTTTTAGATTTGTTTGGCGGCTCTGGAAGTACACTAATAGCTGCTGAACAGCTAAAAAGAAAAGCGTTTTTAATGGAATTTGATGAAAAGTATGCTGATGTAATTGTTAAGAGATATGCTGAAATGGACAAAGAAGATATAAAACTTTTAAGAAATGGGAAAACTTATAACTGGAATGAAGTTAAAAGTAAACTCTATGCTGGTGATGTAACATGAAAAAAGAAATATTCACAGATAAGCAATTAAAAGTTCTAGAACTATATGTTCAGCTTGAAATAACAAAATTTAGTACAAAGAAGAAAAACCTATATTCTGAAATACAAAAAAGAACTAAATATAATCTAAATACAATTACTAGCTGGATTAGAAGATATTTAGAAAAGTATAAGGAAATTAGAAAGGAAATTCAAGAAGAAAAAAATGCAAAAATATCCAATTTTGAGGGCTTGACAGAAAAACAGACTAAGTATGTTATGTTTAGAATGTGTGGTTTTAGTAAAGAAGAAGCGAAATTAGAAGCAGGATATAGTGAAAAGACTAAGGCTGCAAATATAGAAAAGAATCCAAAGATAATTGGGACATTAGTAGAGCTAAGAGAAAAGTTAAAAGATGATGTTAGATATGGAGTAATGGCAAATCTTAATGCACTTGTTACGATTAGAGATGAGGGAATAAAAGGAGTTGAAAGAGTTGAATACACAGATTCATCAACCCCTGATGGGCATTCAATAATCAAGACAGTAGTAAAGGAGAAGCAGTTCATTGCTTCAGCCACAGCTACCAGGATCATAAATGAGATGCTTGGATATAAGTTAACTGATGAATTGAAACTGGAAGAAGCAAAGAAAAAAGAAAAGGCAGGTCAACTTGTTCTTATAGAATAAGGTACTGTCAGACGATTTTCTGAGTTGAGGGTCCGAAGAGCTCAAAAAACATCAATTTTAGGAAAAATTTCAAGTTTGCCAAAAAATAATTTATATACGCGAGGAGGAAAAATGCAACAAGTTTTAGCAACTGAAAATAGAATTGCAAAATTATTTCAATTTTCAGAGAGAAAAGTCAGAGATTATTTTAAAGCTGCTAGAATTGCTCCTGGAAAATATGATTTACTCCAAGTGATAGAAATATTTGTTGAAAAGAATTCAGGAAAAGATGAAACAGCTGAATTAAAGAGAGCTGATAAAGATTTGAAAGAATATAAATTAAAAATTTTAAAAAAAGAATATCATCATGAAAGTGATGTTATCAGAATAGTTTCAAATATGAATTATAATTTTAAATCTAAATTGATGGCTCTTCCTAGTAAAATCTCAGTTCAATTGCTAAATAAGGATAATCAACTTGAAATAAAAGAAATTTTAAAAAAAGCTATTTATGATGTTTTAGAAGAATTGATTGAATACAAATATGAAGAAAGAAAGGTTATTAAAGATGAAGATATTGGGGAAACACACAATACATCTGATTGAAAATATTGTAAAAGATACTTTAGCTCCCCCAGAAGATTTGACTATTGCTGAATGGGCAGATAAATACAGGGTACTTTCAAGAGAGAGTGCAGCAGAAGCTGGAAAGTGGGAAACTGATAGAACACCATATATGAAAGCAATATTTGACTGTGTTACTGACAGTATAACTAAATCAATAACCATTATGAGTTCAGCACAGGTTGGAAAAACAGAATTACTCTTAAATATTTTAGGAAGATATATGCACTTAGATCCTTGTCCTATTCTCTTTGTTCAACCAACTGTTGATGATGCCAAATCATTTTCAAAAGAAAGAGTTGAACCTATGTTAAGAGATACAAAAATTCTTAAAACATTAGTAGATAAAGTTAATAAAAGAGAAACAGGAACTGTTCAGGAAAAAATGTTTCCTGGGGGATATGTAAGATTTGTTGGAGCAAATTCTCCATCTGGATTAGCAAGTAGACCTATAAAAATTACATTGTTAGATGAAGTTGACAGGTTTCCTTTATCAGCAAAAAAAGAAGGAGACCCAGTAAAATTAGCTGAGAGAAGAACAAACAATTTTTATGATAGCAAAAAAATAAGAGTTTCTACTCCCACAGATGATGCAACTTCTAAAATACAATTATTATATTTGGCAGGTTCACAAGAAGAATGGAGTTTACCTTGTCCATACTGTGGAGAATATCAAGCCTTAGAGTTTGAGCAACTTAAATATCAAGATTTAGTAGAGCCTGAATTTGAGTGTAAATTTTGTGGAGAAAGTGCAGTTGAAAGCGAATGGAAAAAATGTGGACAAACTAATGGGAAATGGATAGCTAAGTTTCCAAAAGAAAAAGAAAATAGAAGTTTTCATCTTAATGCATTAGCTTCACCCTGGGTAAGTTGGAAAGAAATTATAGCTGAATATCTAAATGTCAAAGATGACGATTTTCAATATAAAACTTTTATAAATACTGTACTAGGTAAGACATTCACTGTAAATCTTGATAGTGCTATGGATTATGAAGCAATCTATGAAACAAGAGAAGACTATGGAGCAGAATTACATGACAATGTTGTTATTCTCACTGCTGGTGTGGATGTACAAGACAATAGACTCGAGGTTGAGGTTGTTGGCTGGGGTTATGGTTATGAAAGTTATGGGATTATTTATAGAGATTTTCCAGGTGATCCAGGAAAAGAAGAAGTATGGTTAAAATTAGATGCTTTTTTAAGAAAAAAATTTAAATATAAAAATGGAAAATCTTTAATGATTGCAGCAACTCTTATAGATTCAGGAGGACATCATACAGGAAGTGTATATAAATATGTCCATAAAAAAGAGAAAAGAGGAAT